GAGTTGGCGCTGGAGCAGGGGCTGATACAGGGTTAGCTGCCTCCCATTGCTCAGGGAAATTACTTTTAACCATTGATGTCATGCGGTGCCAAGACCCAAAAGGCCTTTTTGCTACCATATATCTCATAGGTTTATCTTCTGCTGCTTTATATTCAGTTACAGATAGTACGCTTCCCTTGTCAGCAAAATAATCAGCGAGTTGTTTTAATACGACTTTTTTATTCGCCATTTTCTTCCTCTTCTTCTTCGGGTCTTCCGCCTTCTGACGGATTGGCCGCTGAGCCTGCAATGTTAGCAGGCACTCTTAAATCATCGTGTCCTTCTAACGGCTCCATTCTCATTGCTTCTCTGGCTTCGTTAGGTGCCATTATTCCAGTATTCACTAGAGTACTGTAATAAGCTGCCTGGTCTTTTAGTTCGGGTTGTAAAGCGGGTACTCCGCTTATATCCTCTTCTAAATCAAAACCAAAGAACCTCTCAAATGCAAAATTGACCTTTCGTACTATAGGTAGTATAGTTTCTAAGTAATACAACCTATGGTTTGGTCTAATATTTGCGTTGTTTCCGCTATCTAATAGCAAGGGCGGTACGCCTATTGCTTGTAGTATAATCTTCTCATTTGAAGATATTGCTTCTTGGAAATCTAAGTCTTTGAAATTAACTTCTGTAAGGTTGTCAATTTCTAAACCACCATCAAGTATTAAAGGTCTTCGACCTCCAGTACTTGGGTTATAACGGGCTCTCCAAGCCGCTAGCATTCTTTCTTTTATCTTTTCACTTAATGTATTTGGGCTTTTCAGTACTAATCCTGGTACTGCTCCATTTCTAAAGAAATTATCCTGAAAGTTTCTCATAGAGTTCAAAAGTAACATTGTTCTATAAGCTGGTTTCAGTCTAGGTACTCCTCTATAAATAGAGTTGAAACTATTTTCCTTAACATGTATAATTTCGTCTGGACTATAGTCTACTTGCCCCTGATATGTGTATTTTTTTATATAAGTTTTATCATCTGTTTCTATTTCTACATTTTCTGCAGGTAAGTGATAAAGTGAACTATTTCCACCATCATAATAAATAAAAATATTTCCATCGATTAGTAAATCAATTATCAGATTTCTTTTAAAAGAATTTACATCTTGAAATGGGTTAGGCTCTATATTTAATAATCTATTTACAGTAGCCCTTCTAACATTTTTATAAACTGGAGTCATTCCAGCAACTTTTCCACCAACATCTACTGGTATTTCTGCGACATCATCAACTACTATATTTACTGCTCTATTTACAACTTCTAATTTTTCGTAAGCATCTCTATAATTAGTAACATTTTCTCTACTAGTTATATGAAAGCCTTCCTCTCGCCCAATAAGATATTGTGAGGGATTAATTTTGTCTTCGTCTGTTTCTACAGGAGGTGTCCTCCCTATAAATCGGTCATACCATGCCATGTTTTTCTCTTCGTCTTTCTACCCAACGCTTTTGCTTCTGGGCCGTGAATAATTTGGGTCTTTTGCCATAAATGGAGTGTAATCGTAAATGGTGTTCGTGACAAAGAGTGACAGCTTCTTCATATAGTTCTAGTAAATGCTCCTCGATAAAAGTATCTCTTACTTCCATAATCTCTTCGGCGGTTTGGATATTAAGGTTATTACCTCTCAGCCACTTGTCTAACAGTTCCGTCAATCCGTAGAAGTGATGGAAGTCGAGATTTTCTTTACTTCCGCAAATCCGACAATCCGTTCCCTTATCGTATTTTGACTTGGCTCTGTCTCTAACGTATTTGACTAGGTCTCGCTTTAAATCCATTAATTTTTCTCTTACTTTGTATTATACTAAATTACCACGCTAATGTCAAGAATAATTTTTTCGTAGGTCTGCTGATTAAAAAGTGGTCGAAGATGTCTCAAAAGTGTAAAGCGCATATCTAAGAGCATCTGCCATGTGTGAGTACGCATCATGTTTTGGCTTCTCTTTCATTAAATTGGGATTTGCATCCCACTGATATTGGTCTAAACATTCCAATACGTGTCTGCATTTTTGATCTACAATTAAATTATCATTATCTACAAGACTCGCAATCTCTCCGATACCATCTAAAACAGATTTCTTTGCATTTATAGTGGTAACATCATAATTTTGTGCAAAGTCAAATCTTGTTTGTTGTGCTGCTGAATCAATATATATCCAATCTATATCATGTTTATCTTGTAGTCTCCTAATTTGTACCGCATGTTGCTCAGTAGTTCTTTCAGCATCAAGATATTCGTCTAAAACATAAAATTTTTCTAAGTCCCAATCATATGCTACTACGCATAAGGCTGTCGGGTCTTTGTAACCCACATCAAGACCTGCAATTACGTCCATTTTTGAAGTATCAAGTTCTTCTAAGTCTGCAACACACTTTTCAAAATTAAAAGTCCAAATTTGACCTACATAAGTGTTAAAATCTGCCATATACTCTTGTGCAAATTCAGCTGAAGACATTGATTTCTGAGCTTCTTTAATATCATCTTCGCTAAAACGAGGATTTTCATGATAAGTTGCTCTTACAGATGCCCATTCGGGGAACTCATTATTAAATCCACGATAAAAGAAGTCTGCAAACCAGTTATTTCTTCCACGAGGGGTTGAAATAAAGAGTGCTTTACTATTATCTTTGTCTAAAGTTGGTCTAAGTGCTATATTGAAGGCATCTCTACCATCTACAAGGGCTGCTTCATCAAATATTATTAGATCATATGATCTTCCTACACAAGAATCCACTTGATTTATTGACCCCATACGTAAAGTGGAACCATTTGATAGTTGAATTACTCTATCTTTTGCATTATCCTTTGTAACTTCTAAATCAAAGTGCTTAATCAACTGTCTCTGTAAATCAAAAGATATCTGAGATAAAGAGTAGTTAGGTGACATTAATAAAATATGACTATTGGGTACTAATGCCATAAGTTGCCCAATAATATTAGAAATATAAGTTTTACCTTGACGCCTAGAAACGGCACCACATATAAAACGATATTTGGGATTATTAATTGCATTAATTATTGCAACTTGAGATGGAATAGGTGTAATACCTAATAAATTCATGTAAGGCATTATAGGAAGTTTAATAAATCTATCTTCTGATGGATAATCTACCAAGTCTCCTGTTGGAATGTCTTTTCTACTAATTTCTAGCATTAATGTACTATAGTTGAATTATTATCTGGGTCAATTAGGTGATTTACTTGTGCTAAATGATATAGATATAGAAATCCACCAGCCATAGTAGCTAACGCTGCTTGCTCTGGGCTCACCTGTGATATCCTTGCTTGTTCGTTAATTTTTTCTAAAGCAGATACTGCTGAATTAGAAATAACGTCTAACCAATGGGCATCAAGATGTGTTAAATCTATATCTTCTATCATTAACTTCTTTTTCCTAATCGTTGTGTTCGTGCCTTCTTATACTTTTGATAAGAAGTACGTTTTTTGCTAGCTTTTCTTTTTGAAGCGCTAACTCTTTTACCAAGTCGTTGTTTACGACTGGTCTTTAACTTTTTTCTAGGCATGATTATGCCTCAGTTAAACAAGCTACAAACTCTATGCTACCTTGATTTGCTGACATTACATCAGTAGGATCTTTTACTAAAATTATTGTAGCATCACCACTACCCAAAGCCCCCAAATTACATGTGTATCCAACTGTTCCGGCTGCATTAAATACAGATATAATTCCTGCAGTACCTCCAGTATGTTGACACAGTACTTTATGGGCTCCACCTACAGTAGATCCATTAGCAAAACTATTGCCTGCTGATTCCTTTGCTCCTAACAATTTAATTGCTCTCATTTATTTCTCCTAACGTCTTCGACGTCCCTTCCCTTTTCTCTTCTTTTGGCGGTATTTGATAGCGCGAAGCCTTTGCTTCGCTGCTTTCTTTGTTTTAGAGATTCCGGGAGTATTATTTACTTTCCACCCGCCTTTTACCTTTCTTATTGGCATTAACCTTCTCCTCAGCTTCAATCATTTTATCATGAATGTCAACCTTACCGTCCCAGTTTTTATCCTTTCCAGTAAATATATCTTTAATCTTCGTCCACAACATCTGAGTCTCCTGATAGATGTGCTTTGGCTTCTTTTTCAGTATTAAACTTCCAAAGTTTGCCTTGTGCGTCACGATATTTAAATAGACCTCTACTTGGATAAATCTTAGGAGTATCAGCTGCTGGAGCTGGAGGTGTTTGTTCGGCTACTGCTTCTTTTGTTTCGTATTCAACCATTTTTGTTCCTATAATTTTCTATTGCCTTTGCAATAGATGCTTCTGCTAATACAGA